CGTGTGCGCTTACATNGCNCCGTCNCGCGGNTGGTCCGAAGANNTCGAGAAGTATCANGTNGCCGTTGGGGTNGANGNGNNGCTGCCNATGGATAAGGAANCATTTAAGCGGCTATATCGGGCCGTTGCGCAGCGGTTGGGGCTTGAGGGGCTGTATGATCCCGCGATGGAGAGCTGGACGCAGCAGCTTGCGCCCCACTTCAGAGACGACGCGCCCGAAGGGTACGTGCAGGGTGAGCCTGTATCTTGTGAGGTTGCTCAGAGTGAATACAACGAACCAGCGGAAGGCGCGACGCAGGGCAGCCACATCGCGGGTTCCGTGGACCCTAGTGCGGTGTTCACCCTGAGCAGTACACTAGAGGAACTGAGTGTGACCGAGATGCTAGAGCACATTAGCCGCGTTGGCAAGGTTCGCGTTCACTGCGTGGCGGGGCTGTTGCACGATAACCGGGCAGACACTGCGTTCGTCACGCAGACGGACGACGGCGGGGTCTTGTATCACTGTTCGGGTGGTCGTTGCGGGCACACGTTGATCGTGCCTGTCAACCCGTTTGACGCCGAGGCGGATGAGACCGAGGTAGAGACCCGTGAGGAGACGCTGCGCGACGTGATTGAGGCGTCGGACGTGTTTGGCGAGGCGGTGGTTGACCCCAAGGCGACAAAGAACGTCAAAGAGGCCGCCGTGTCCTACGCGCTGGGCGTGCGCGCTGAGCGACAGGCGATGAGCCTCGTCGAGGGCGAGGTGCGAAGATATAACGGCACGTATTGGGAGGAAGCCTTTGCAGGTAAAACAGCAGGGCATAACTTCATCCGCGACGCGGTTGTTGAGTGCGGTTTTCCAGTGTTGGCGCACGAGAACGCGTTCACAACAGCCGTCCACGCGTTTTTCATGAAAAATATGTCGTTGCAGACGTTAACTGACGCCGGGGACTACCTCAATTTGAGGAATGGCGTGCTGCGGATCGACCGAGACGGGGTGCGCAAGCTACCGCACGACCCTAAATACCTTTTTACGTCTGTTTTAGACTATGACTACGCGCCAGACGCTGTTTGCCCTGTGTGGGAAGTGGTGGTGGACCGCGTAATGTGCGGCGATGCGGCGACGGTGTCGGCTTTTCAAGAGGCCATGGGCTACCTGATGCTGCGCCGCAGCAACTTTGAAAAAATGATCGGTTTTGTGGGCGAGGGTGAGAACGGCAAATCAACCGTGCTGAAAGTGCTGAAAATGCTGGTCGGGCGGTCTGGATATAGCGCGCAGCCGATCAAGGTGCTGGTCAAGGATTCGAGCGAAGGGCAATACGCCCGCGCGGCGTTGGCTGGGAAGCTGATAAACCTGACGAACGAGCTGACGCCTTCATCGCTCGAAGCTGACGCCTTCAAGGATCTGATAAGCGGTGAAGACATCACGGCGAGGGCGATTTACGGCGCGCCGTTTGTTTTGGCTACTGTACCAAAACAGGTGGTCGCCATGAACTCAACGGACGGTCTGGTCAAAGAGCGCACGCATGGGTTCGAGCGTCGGTTGCATTTGATCCCGTTTAACTATCGGCTGCGGGACGAGCACAAAGACGAACGGTTATTTGAGAAATTGGAGGCCGAGCGGTCTGGCATTCTGAATTGGGTGTTAGAGGGGGCGCGGCGCGTGACCGAAAACGGGCGCTTAGCTAAGTCGCCTGCGATGGCGGCGCTTTTTGAGTCCGTCAAGCGCGACGCAGACCCGGTGCAGCAGTTCGTGGAAGAGTGCCTTGAGATCACAGACGTTGAGGCGCTCGGGTATTCGGACCTCACGGACGGCGTGTTGAGTAGCGCCGCTGTGCTGGCCGCATACCAAGAGTTTTGCGCGGCTAATGGCTACCGTTTCCCTCTTGGGCGGAACAAGCTGCTGACCCGTCTTTTGGCGCTTGGTGTGCCGCAGGTGGATACTGTGCGCCGTGCGCCGGGGCGTCCCGCGAGGCGCGCGAGGGGCTGGGGCGCGCGGATTAGTAGCGAAGATGGCGTTTTTTCGGTCAGTGACCCAGAATAAGGCGGGTCACTAATCAAAAAGTCCGGTCACTTTTTCGTTGATATCACTAGGAAAAATGCCTCTGACCCAGTGACCCGACTTTTTTATACAAGAAAAACATTTCTATACATAAAGAGGTTAATTATGGACTAAGTAAAAAAGAGACGGCTTACAGAAAACTTTTCTCAACACGCAAAAAAGCGGGGTCACTATGAAACACGACAACACACGGACGGCTGTTTTGATGGAAGCGGCGGACCTGATTAACCCTAGCGGGGAGCGCGGGCGCGAATACGGTCCGCCCGAAGAGAATTTTGCTCGGATTGCAACGGGATGGGAGACCATCTTAGGGACGTCCGTGTCGCCCGAACAAGTCAGCTTGTGCATGGCTTGGCTCAAGATCGCGAGGATCGCGGGCGGCGGGAAGGCGTCGCGAGATAGCTTTGTCGACGGTGCCGCGTACATGGCGCTTGCGGCTGAGCTATCGGATGGTGTAGAGTAGCGACATGCTCCTTTGCCTCCACAACTGCGCCCTCGCCCTTACAAGCGGGGGCATTTTTTATGCAGTTTGAGATAGACGGGACCGACGCGGATGCAGACACGGTGGAAACCTTGATTGATATCGTTCTAATGTCCCTGAGCCTTGCGCCTTTCGAGTATAGCGAAAACGAGGCTGGCGTAGCATTGTGTGAGGTACTCGCGATGCTGCTAAGCGAAGAAGAGACTATGCACTAAGCCCAGCCTAGAGCTTCGCCAATGGTTCGCCCATGATCTGCGCGGTAATCAACGGCAAGTTTTATTAACAGCTCGGAAAGTATCGTGGCGCACTCGTCGCTGCACTCTGTATCAAGGGCGGCGTGTACGGCGCGATAAGCCGCGAGGGTTTGTTCGATAGTCATGTTTTTTATCCTTTAGTTGAGTATGAGTGGAAGAAAGAGTGCGGCGCTAATCAGCGCGCCCATGAGCGCGCCGATAGCTATGTTCTTGAACGCTTGGCGCACTTCGCGCTTGGCTCTGCGGGTCATCATGCCGCCACCTCGCAGCGTGTGGTTGTGAAAGTGTACTCAGGCGCGGCGTGAACGAAAACCATTCCTTCAACGGTGTGGCCGCCGATAAACTGGCCCTCCCAATTTAGCAGCGCGGCAAGCGCTTCGGCGGCTGCCGTGTGGTTTTGTTCATCCGACAGTGCGTAATCTTTGCCAAGCGTGACAGAACGCGCGCCGCCTGTATGTGTGGCTTTGTAGCGCGTCCCGCGGTGTGTGGTTGCGCCGATGTATTTTGTTGAGATGGTTTGCATTTTGTATCCTTCCAGATTGCGGCGGGCTTCATTGCCCTTGAGACATGTATAGGACCAGAGGTCTCTATCGGTCAACACCTGATTTGCGGCAAACGGAAGAAAAGTGACAAGGCGAACACACGGCGGCGCAGAGGCGCGTGCGCGCGTGCCACATCTGTGCGAAAATGTATAGGTAGCATGTGCATGTGCGCACAGATCCACAGCAATTCACGGGGCTTAATAGGTCCAGTTTGGCTAAGTCATTGGAAACATTGAACCCGACATTTAACATAATGACTATTATCGGCGTTTGCCCGCGATCTGGCGCGGATTTGGCGCGGATTTGGCGCGAGACCCCCCCCCACGGGCGGGTCGGCGGCGGGGGTGTATATGTATATGAAAACGCACACACGGCTCTGGAAATTGACCCCCCACCCCCGCCCTTGCTAAAAAACACCACCTGCCATAAAATTTTAAAAATTTTTGGGGGTTGAAGATGGCTGGCAAGGCACTGAGGAAACGCATTTTGACTGACGTCGCCAACAACGGCGGCGCGGACTGGCTATACGACCAGATCGCGAGCGGCGTGACGGTGGCTGAGATAGCCCGGCAGTACGGGTGTACGCGCAGCTACGTGAGCCGCGCCATCAACAGTATTCCAGAGTACAAGGCGGCCCTAGAGGGTGCGCGCGAGGAGGCGGCTGATGCGCTGGTTGAGCAGGGCTTGGAGATGGTTGACGGGCTGGACGGCGACAGCAGCAGCAACGAAATAGCGGCCACGCGCGAGAAGGTGAACTTCCGCAAGTTCATGGCGGGCAGCATGAACCAGAACAAGTACGGGACGCGGCCACAGAATAACGTGACGATCAGCATTGGCGACATGCACTTGGATGCGTTGCGTAAGGTTAATAGCGAGCTGGCGGCAATCGACGCGGATGACCGCGTGGTCGAGGCTACATATGAGGATATCAGCGATGAGTAACCCGCTAGAGGAGTTTGTGCGCGAGTACCGCGACGACCCGGTAAAGTTTGTTAAGGAGGTGCTGGGCGCGACCCCGCTGCCGTATCAGGCTGAGTTCTTACAGGCTATTGCCGATGGCGAGCGTAAGATGAGCGTGCGCAGCGGCCACGGCACGGGTAAGTCCACGTCGGCCTCATGGGCGATGCTGTGGTACGTGTTGCTGCGGTTTCCGAATAAGGTTGTCGTGACGGCCCCGACGAGCGGGCAGCTTTTTGACGCGCTGTTTGCGGAGTTGAAGCGGTGGATCAACGAGCTGCCGGAGCAGTTGAAGCCTATGCTGATTGTGAAGTCTGACCGCGTTGAGCTGGCGGCTGCGCCGTCTGAGGCGTTTATATCGGCCAGAACGAGCCGCGCGGAGACGCCGGAAGCTCTCGCGGGTGTTCACAGTGAGAACGTGTTGCTGGTGGTGGACGAGGCGTCTGGTGTGCCTGAGAAGGTGTTTGAGGCTGCGGCGGGTAGTATGTCGGGCCACGCGGCCACGACGATCCTGCTGAGCAACCCTACGAGGTCGAGCGGGACGTTCTTCGAGAGCCAGACGCGGCTGTCGGGCAGTTACTGGACGCGGCGTTGGAGCTGCGTTGACAGCCCGCTTGTGTCTGAGGAGTTCGTTGACGAGATGCGGCTGCGGTACGGGGAGGACTCGAACGCATTCCGCATCCGTGTCTTGGGCGAGTTCCCGTTAGCTGACGACGACACGATCATACCGTTCCATCTGGTGGAGGCGGCCACGCAGCGCGACATTGAGCTTGACGAGGACGCGGCAACGACGTGGGGGCTTGATGTTGCGCGGTTCGGGTCGGACAAGACGGTGCTGGCTAAGCGGCAGGGCCACGTCATCACCGAGGTCAACGGCTGGCAGGGTCTTGACCTGATGCAGACTGTGGGGCGGGTTAAGGCTGAGTATGACGGTTTACCCAGCCACTTGCGTCCGCGCGAGATCATGGTTGACGTGATCGGCATGGGCGGTGGCGTTGTTGATCGCCTGCGCGAGCTTGGTATGCCAGTGCGTGGCATCAACGTGGCGGAGAGTCCGAGCATGGGCGACACGTACACCAACTTGCGGGCTGAGTTGTGGTTCAAGATGCGCGGTTGGCTGGAGCAGCGCGGGGCTAAGCTGCCTAGGAACGAGCAGCTTATTGCGGAATTGACGTCAATCAGGTATAGTTTCGCCAGTAGCGGCAAGATGAAGGCAGAGAGTAAAGACGACATGCGTAAGCGCGGGCTGTCCTCCCCAGACTACGCAGACGCTGTATGTCTGACCCTAGCCTCTGATGCCGCTACTGCTATCGGCGGGAAG